CCTTAGTTTTTGCTATCACCCTTAACCAATCGCTAAAGGTGTGGGACCTCATTTGGGCCGCTATATCTCTAGTCTCATCATAGCAATCCCTACAAAAATAGAAGTTGGTCCCTCGGTCCTTCACTCTATCTCCCTTTGAAATTTTTGTATCACATATCACGCATATAGGATATGTTTTCATCAGACCCTCCTCATTTAGAATACCCCGCTAAGAAAGCTTTTAACTCCTTTTTCGTAGTAGGGGTCCCATCCGGCAGATGATAAGTCCATCCACCTTTTCCGTAAGTTCTAAAGGGCTCTAAAGGATTAGCTTTTACTTTTACTTTCGGTATCGCCGGTCTTTTAAGAGCCTTTGGTTGTCTTTTGACCTTCCTTACTTTCTTAGTCCTAGAAACTTTCTTTCTAGAAACTTTTTTCATACCAATCACCTCCCTTCAACTATTTCCCCTATTCAAAGACCTTAGGATATTCTTCAGGTCTTTTGCTATTTCCAGAGAAACTCTGGAGGAAGTCTCTAATTGGGATTTTACCGATGCGTTCCCCGGCATTTGAGAGGCTTCCAAATCTCTTCTCCCTCTACTAAATAGCTCTTCTATGAAGTCCTGAAATACCTGGTACTCCCGTCCTGTCATCTTCATCACCTCCCTTCTCTATTTGGTCCAATACGACCTCAATTGCGTCAAAGCATAAGAACCCTTTGCCGCACGAGGATAAGAACTTGCACTCCCAACAGGGACAATTCTTATCTCTCATTATCTTATCCAGTTTCGCAAAGAATCTTACGGATAGCATATCCATTACTTATTCTCCTTTCTATCCAGGGCCAATATGGTCTCAACATAACAGAGAAAGTCGGACATTTGTCTCTTCTTGAGATAGCCCGTGACTCTATGGGTATAGACTCCATCTCTATAAGCTTCTGCCGCCCAAGAATGATATTCGGAGATAAGCTTAAGTTGTATATTTTTAAGGAGTCTATTCACCCGTGCCGCCTGTTCCTCTAACAATTTCGTAGAGATTGTATACCTGGTATACATTTTTAATCACCCCCTTTCTTTTAGCATTTATCTTCACTACAATTATACTACAATTCTTATATTTTGTAAATCAAAAAAAGATGGGAAAAGATAAATTCTCCAAATGGGATTAGCATCCCAAAGCGCCTGGATTAGATTGGGAAAAAACAGTTCTCCAAGAAATCATAAAACCTATTACGCGCACTCGCGCATTTATATGCGCGCGCTTGCTCGCGCAACGCGTGAATAATGTTCCGGTCCGCTGGAGGTTGTATATTGTATCTAAAAATACACACACAGAGAGGGAGGGGAGGGTCCCTCTCTCTATGTGTTAGATAAAATGATTATACTTCATCTTATAGAGAGGGTCCTCTCTCCCGCCGTGTGTGTATGTATTTTTATCGGGGAAAACCGCGACCGGATAAACTTTTTTAGAAACACGCGCCGGTTAGCGCGCGATAAGATTAAGTGCGCACAAACCTGCGCACGCAAGGAACTATCCCCGAATCCCGGTCCTATCGTTTTTTATCTTTTAAGAAGCAAAAAAGATATATGATATGACTTTTAATTGGATAAGAATTTCCGGGCCGGAGAGGATATTGGGGCGCATCGCGGATATTATCTCCTTCAAATAAAAAAACGCGATGCGAGCCAATTGGTCCGGGAAATGCGATGCGGGATGAGAATGAAGAGGCCGCCGGACGGATTTTGGGCGGCGGATCGCGATATTATCTGATAAAGATAAAAAGAAAGGGAGAAAGAACAGGTTTCTCCCTTTCTCTACTTTTACTCATCAATCTTTCAAAGATGGGACTGTAATCTTTCTTCCATACATCTTATTATAGTCCCCTCTTCTTAGATGGTATCTGAACCAGTAATAGCATTTCTTGGAGAAATGGGTTCCTGGATGTACCTTCTTTATGGCTTTAAGGGTCTCTGCGAAATCTTTACCCTTCAATATAGATTGACGAGCCATTTCACAAATTCCTTTACCATTTTTACCATTCTTCTTGGACTTTTTCATACTTTATCACCTCCTTTCTATAGAACCTTCTGGGATTGTGAGGAAGGAGCCTGTTCCTCCTTCCTCCTAAATCCCTCTCCTTCAAATCCTTCTCAGATACTCTCTATTAAAGTCTCTCTTTGTCAGGATTTCAATATGCCAGGTGCCTTTTATATCTTCCCAAGTGCAAATCCCACTTTCGACATTAAGAGAGGCTCCTTCAAGATTCTCTGAAACCCAATCTTCAAAGTTATGAAGACCTTCCTCTTTAGGTCGGTCCTTTCTATGTTCTCCTTCTCCTTGACTGAAGATTTCACCCTTAGAGAAGTAAACAAGGCAGCCATCCTGATAACCACAGCATTCATCAGGAAGTTCACTTACCCAAATGAAGAGGACCTTGCTTTCATCCCTCTCTTTGAGAAAGGCTTCTAACTCCTTATTGATCCATTTGAGGAGTCTTTCCTTCATCTGAATCACCTCCTTTCTTATAGAATTTAATAGCTCTCCCCCTCTGTAATCCCTCCCCCCTCTCCCTATTCGCATTTTAATTCCTACGATTTAAGACTCTTTCCCCTATCGTCCTTCCCCTCTTGGGTCCCCGGACGAGCACCGTCCCTCCTCAGGAAAAAATTTCGCTACTGACCTCTGGTTGGGAATATATTTTAGATGGGGACTCCCTTTTAGAAAAATTTAGTGCCCGTCATTTTTTCGTTTACTTTTTTGGTTTTTTCTACTATAATGTTGGTATGAGGGAGCTCATAAAGCCCAAAAATCCTATTGCATCCAGATCCCCTCAGTTCTTGACAAGAGTGGATCTGTTTGGGATGAGGAAGAAACTTTCCGATCTATCGGAGAAAGCGATAGGTGTCTTGGAAGATTTGCTTTGTTCTGATAATGAGAAAGTTAGGCTTTTAGCAGCTTCTGCTATTTTAGATAAATCTTTACCTAAAGAACTTAGAATTTCTACGAATCCTTTGGAGGAAATGTCAGATGAGCAGCTCCAGGCGATCGTTGAGGGAGGAGGAGAAAAACCAAAAAGATCTCGGAATTCTGCTCTCCCGAGATGATTTACTTTTGAGAGCCGCAGCAAGACAGGAGCTTCTTCGAAGAAAACGGGAGAATTCTCTTCGAGATTATCTCCCTTTAGTTCCCCCTATGAACAATCAAGAGGCTTTTCACTTATCCCCTTGCAAATCCCGCTGGCTTTTTGGAGCAAATCGTTCCGGGAAGACTTATACGGGAATGGTAGAAATGGCTATAAGAGCCACTGGTATAATTCCCGAAAGCTTAAGAGGAAAGTATAATAGACCACTTCCTTTACCTTCTGACAATTGGATAGTTTCTCTGGATTTTGATAGATCTAGAGATGTTGCTCAGAAACACTTCTTTTCTTTAGTCCCTTCTAGAATGATAAAATCCTGGAATAAAACGGAGCATATAGTTGAGCTTGTAAATGGTTCCGTGGTATCTTTTAAGTCCTGCGATTCTGGGGCAACTAAATTTCAAGGATCTGTTAAGCATAATATAATGTTCGATGAAGAACCTCCAAAAGATATTTATGATGAATGTTTTATGAGGGTAAGAGATGTTTCTGGAGATATATGGGGATGTATGACTCCTGTTCAAGGATTAACTTGGATTTATGATGAGGTTTATTTACAAAATGGAATAGATCCTGATATATTTGCTATTCATTTTACTTTAGATGGAAACCCTTATATTAGTGAAACTGAAAAAAATAAAATCAAGAGAAAGTTTAAGGGAGTAGAATATGATATAAGGGTTTTAGGGAAATTTGCTTCAAGAGTTGGTTTAATTTATGGAAGTGAGTATTTTGATCCTTCAATCCATATAGTTGAACCTTTTCCTATACCTCGAAACTATTATTTGATTGGAGGATTAGATCCTGGTTTAGGAACCACGGGTTATTTGTTGATGGCTATTTCTCCTAACGGACAAAAATTTATTATAGAGGAAATTTATACTCACGACAAGACAATTGAAGAGAATGCAAAATTGATTATTCAACTTCTTAAGAAGTATGGAATGAAACCTAATGAGCTTGGTAAATATAGAGCCGGTCTAATAGATCCTGCGAGTAATCAGAGGGATCCTATTCAGAAGAAGAGAGTAAGGACAGAGTATTATATTGCAGGACTCTCTACAATTGTAGCAGATAATCAAATTATGTTAGGAATAGAAAAGTGTTGGGAAGCACTAAGAATAAATCCTTTAACTAAGCTCCCAGGAACTTTAATTTTTAATACCTGTAAGCATTTCTTAGAGGAAAGAGCTCACTATTCCTGGGATAGAGTAAAGGATATAGAGGGGGGACATAAAGATAGACCTAGAGCCCACCAGAAAGATCATTTACTAGATGCCTGGAGATATATTGAACTCTTCGATCCTCGTTGGAAGGAACCTAACACTTTTCAATTTATTCCTGAAGAAGGAGTTCAAAACCCACTCACAGGCTATTAGGAGGAAAGAATGCCTTACGCTTTGCGGAGAACACGAAGAGGGTTTGGAGTGATAAACACCGAAACCCGAGAATGGAAATCCCGAGATATCCCAAGGCAGCGAGCTTTAGCCCAGATGAGATTACTCTATGGGATTGAGCACGGTTGGGTTCCTCGGGGAAGGCGACGGAGAAGGAGAGCCGGAAGAACACCAGGCGGATATGGAAGAATAGCAAGGGCACTTGCTGAAAGAGGAGGTTAGGAGGCGAAATGAGTATTTTATTATTTGGGTTGCTATTCCTGATGAATGGACTTCTTTATAGTGAGGAGGATATAAGGGATACCCATCCAGGATGGCATTTTAAGGTTAGAACGGCGTCTGCTACATCTGGAGTGACCTCATATCAAGGAGGAGATTGGGTTTTGAGCACCCAGGTTTTGAATCCAGCAACTGATTATGCAACGGAAGGGACTCTTATTGAGAATAAGGGTTTTAATAAGACAATTAGCACTCTGACAGCTGTATTGAATCAAAAGGTTGTCGTATGTGATACTAATAGTGTTAAAACATCTTCTCCTTCTGCTAGAGTGACTTCTTATTCACCCTATACTGAGGTACATTATTGGACTAGTCGAGTTTGGGATCAAAGTTATGGTCAAGGGGTCCAGCTTGGAGCAGGAGCGACTGTTTATTGGACAATCTTTGATGGAAGTCAGACTAAAGATTATTATTTGAAAACTTTATGTGTTTATTCGGAGGCTTCTCTAGTTTGGTTGATTCTTTACAAGGGAGGAGATGGAGCTACTGATTTCTTTAATCTTGCTTTTAATCAAGCTCTCTATGTGACTCAAAGTTCCACATACCATAAGAATTTCTTCTATCCCCTTGATGGTATCCTGATAAAAGCCGGAGAGGTTTTACGAATAACTGCATCTAATACTTCCACTAGTGCAGGGGATTTAGTTTTAGGTTGCATTTATGTTGAAAGAGTCCATTAAAAGAATAAATACTGATCCCAGATTAAAAGAAGGTGGAGGGGTTAAAAGATCTCCACTTTGGGAGAAAGTTCGGAGGAAATATCTAGCAAAGTTTCCTCGGTGTGCCGTTTGTAATTCTCTCAAAAGAGTTGAGGTTCATCATATTATTCCTTTTTATGTGGCTCCTTCAAAGGAATTGGATAAGGATAATTTGATTTCTTTATGTGAGAGCAAGAAAACCCTTAATTGTCATTTAATTATAGGGCACGGAGGGAATTATAGGGATTTCAACCCTCTGGTCCTTAGGGATGCTGAACACTTTTACGATCTACTTCATAACTGGCAATTGGAGAAATATGGAACTCAATAATAACAATGATGGGATGCTTAAGAGAAAAGGGGATATGGAGATTTTAGCGAGGATTGACGAGCGATTGAAGCTCTTGATTCGAAAAGTGAATGAGATAGACGAAAAGATTAAGGATTATAGAGAGGTAAGGACCGATGTAATGTGGCTTAAGAGGTTTTTCTGGATATTAGCTACAGGTGTTGTAGGGGGACTATTAACTTCCTCTTTCGTATTGTTGGGGAGGTAAGGGAGAATGAACATATTTCAACAAATTAAACTCCTCCTCCTATTGAAAAAGGTCGGTAAGGAAATAAAGGAGGGTTGGAGTAAGGAGGTTAAGATGAACGGTGTGAAACCCGGTTGGAAGACGACAGAGTTTTGGCTAGTAGTCGTCGCAAACTTGATGAATGTAGTTGGGGCTTTGAAAGGGCTTGTAAAGCCGGAAATAGCGACTATTGCTGTGACTGTCCTTGATGGGCTTTATGCGATATTAAGGACTTTTGCAAAAAAATCGAATGGCTGAGAATGTTTTTAAGAATCCTATAAGATGTAAAGAAATAGTGGAGATGGTAGTAGATTCCGTAAACTCCATAAAAAATGCCCGAAGAGGAAGAGAAGAGATCTGGGATGATTGCTACAAGATATACAGACTAATTCATAAGCATAAGATTTATCAGGGGAGATCAAATATCTTTGTCCCTGAAGGATTTGAACAGGTAGAGACGATATCTCCCAGACTTCTTCTCTCTGTGATAGGAAATGCCCAGTATTTTGGAGTTAAACCAAGAAGTCCTCAGGTGACAGAGGAACAGGCTAAAGTAGTAGGGAAGATTATAGAGGTTCAATTAGAAAGAGCCGGTTTTATCTGGAGACTCTTAAATTTCATAAGGCAGATGACTATTTATGGAAGAGGAAGGGCAAAGTTTTATTGGAGAAGAGAAGAGGGATTTGTCACTAAAAAGGTCACTGCTCCTGGAGGACTAATTCCTGAAAGGGGAAGAGAAATTCACTTTTCTGGTCCTTTCTTCAAGACTGTAGATCCTTTTAATCTTTTTGAGGATCTATATGCAGAGAGTATTGGAGGAGCTTCAGGATGTAGTTTTGTAGTAGAGAAGATGTTTGTAGATGAATCCCAAATCTTGAAAGGGATAAAGAGTGAGAATCCCTGGTATAGAGGAATAACAGAGCAAAAGTTAAAAGAACTTCCTGGAATAGAAGAGGCTCTGGATCTTTCTCCTGAACAAAGAGAGAGGGCGATGGCTACAGGAGTGGATTTGGCTAGCTATAGACCTTCAAAAAGGAAAAGACATTTATTATATGAGTTCTGGGGAGAGTATGACTTAGATGAGGATGGTTTTCCCGAACAATGTGTTCTTACTGTTTTGGATAAGGAGGTTCTAATTCGAGCAGAAAGTAATCCTTTCTGGCACGGAGAAATTCCTTATTTAGATTGTCCTTATATTCCTTGTGATGGGGAGTTGGAAGGAATAGGTGTAATAGAGCCCATAAGATATTTACAATATGAATTAAATGACACCCATAATCAATTGATGGACTTGAAGACTCTAATCCTTAATTGTATGTGGTTAATTGACGAGAATGCAGGAATTAGGACAGAGGATCTGAAGATGAGACAAGGAGGAGTGATTAGGACAAACGATATGAATGGGATTCAAGCTTTGAGGCCTCCAGATTTCACTCAAGCAGGATATAATGGTTTGGCTTTATTAGAAAAGCAAATAAAAGCTACTAATGCTGCAACCGATCCTTTGATGGGAATTCCTACAGCTGGAAGGCAAACAGCTACAGAGGTAGCTTCACTTATTAGAGAAGGAAATGTTAGAATCTCCATAGCAGGAAGATTATTGAAGGAGAGAGTTCTTAAGAGACTTTTAAGGATGGCTTATTCTATGAATCAACAACTTCTGGATGAAGAGGTAGTTGTCTATTTAGGAGGGGAACCTAGAGTTGTCTCTCCAAATATGATTTATGGGGATTTAGAATTTGAGGCTCTTTCTTTAGATGATTTGGGAGAAAGAGAGATTAAACAGCAACAATTAGTTTCTTTCTTCTCCATAGCAGCTAGATATACCCCTCAGATTATTCCTTTGATTATTAAGGAAATTTGGGATGGTTTCAATTTCAAGGGAACAGAAGAAATTGATAGGGCTCTTCAAACTATGGTTGGTCCACAAGCTCCTGGAGTAGGAGGAGCTTTAGGAGCCGGGGTTCCCTTAGGAGATATTACTAGTCTTTACGATTTACTCAAAAATAGAGGAGTTCCAGGAGGATTAGGTGGGCCGGGAAAAGAAGTTAGACCTAAGTAAGAAAGATCTTCCATTGAAGGAATCTTATAGAGTTAAGTTTATATGTGATGTTTTAGGTATGCAAGGTTGGACGGCAATAAGAAATGAGCTACTAGATTTAGTGGAAGGCTATAAGAATAAATCCTTTATTTTTCTTTCAAAGGGAGATATAGAGAAGGCAAAAGAGTATGCAATTATGGCTAGAGAAATTAAAAGGCTCATTATCCATTTTGAAGGATATATTAGGATAAGAGATGAGATGACATCTGAAGAGGACAAGTCATCTCAAGGGAGGTAGTATGATAGGACCGGAAGATAATACTTCTTCTGGAAGTAGTGGAGATACGGGAGCAGTCCCTTCAGAGCAAGCAGATCAAAAAACTTCTGTTCAAGCTCCGGAAGGGGATCTAGGACCTTTTAAGGATGGACGAGCCGCCTATGAGGCCTGGAAAGAGCTCCAACGGACTTTAGAGAAGAGGGAGAAGGAATACGAGGCAAGAATCCAGGAAATGGAAGATACTATTGGGAGTATATCTTCTGATAAGTATGAAGAAGACGAATCCTCACCAGAAGAGGATTACGCAGAGTTTCAGAAGAACCCAAAAGCTTTCCTCAAAGCTCAATCTGATAGGGATTTAGCAGGAGTGAGAGAGGAAATGAATCTTCTAAAGCTGGAAGTAAGAGTTCAAAGAGCTCGGGCAAAATACCCGGATTTTGATGCTCTTGAACCAGAAATGTTAGCTCTCGTGAAGAAGGGAGTGGTAAATCCAGCTCATCCGGATGTGGTAGAAATTCTCTATGCTCTAACTAAGGCCCGTAAAGCTGAGGAGGAAAAGAAAGCTGGTCTGGGAGCAAATCCTCCTGGCAAAGCTGGAGGAAAGGAATCTCCAGCGGTCGCTGAAGGGACAAAAATTGGTAAATCGGAACCAGATTATACAAAAATGTCCCTTGAGGAGTTAGAAAGGCTTGTAAACGAACAACCTGGAGCAAAATCCCGATAATTTGCTCTTCAGGAAATTTTGGAGGATAAGATGAACACAACCACGAATCTCTCAGCTTTGATGCAAGTCTACTATGACAAACTCTTCCTCTCCAGAGCGAAACCGATTCTGGTGATGGATCAGTTTGGTCAGATTAGGAGAATTCCACCTAACTCTGGGAAAGTGATTGAGTTCACAAAGTATTTGGTTCTTCCAAAAAATGTCACACCTTTATCGGAAGGGGAAACTCCAGCAGGGATTAACCTTTCTGCTACAACTATGACTGCTACGATCGCTGAGTATGGGGATTGGGCAAAAATTTCTTCACTGGTTTCTCTTACAGCTAAAGATCCAAATATCAGCGAGAAAGTGGAACTGTTTGGAGATCAGGCAGCTCTTTCTATGGATAGTCTTTTGGCTACTGAAGTAGCGACAGGAGCAACAATTCAATTAGCTGGTGGGAAAACACATCTCACAGGAATTGCCGCTTCTGATACAATGACTTCCAGGGAAATTCGAAAAGCAGTCAGGAGGCTAAAGGTTAATAAAGCCTTGAAAGTTGATGGATTCTTTGTCGGGGTCTTAAATCCTTACTCAGAATACGACTTTCAGGACGACCCGAATTGGAAAGACGCTCAGCTTTATGCTAATGCTACTAGACTCTTCGATGGTGAGATTGGAAGATGGTTTGGAGTTCGCTTTGTGATGACCACAGAGCCCTACACGGAAGCCTCAACTGTGACCGTCTATTCAAACTTCATTTTTGGGAGAGAATCTTTTGGCATCATTCCTCTTGCCAATGTAGGGGAACCAAAAATCTATGTGAAAACTCCGGGTGATGGGGATACAAGCAATCCTCTTAACCGCTTTTCTACAGTAGGATGGACTGCAGTTAGGGGACAGAAAGTTCTCAACTCTGACTGGGTAGTAAACATCAAAACTGGAGCAAGTAGCTAAAGATATGTGGAGGAGAGGTTTGGACCTCCTTTCTCTCTCCTCCACTCTTCCGATGACTCTAATTCAAAGAATTTTTGACAAGGTAGATAGATTCTTGGATCACTTCCGAAGTTGGAAGGGAAAGAGATATTCCGGAACAGGAATCTATAAGATGAGGAAACCTACTTGGTTGAAGGGAGAGGTTCCTATCCGCTATACTTCTAAAATGATGGGAAGAGCTACTCACGCGGATCCAAAAAAGATAGCTAAGGAATATAGAGAAAAATACGGGGAAGATTTATTTGGAGATGAATAGAGTCCTTGCTGTTTATAGTGATGGATCAAATAAGGGAGGCCGTTATGGCGGCTGTGGCTGGTATAGGATTGTCCAGCCTATGAGAGCTCTTAGGAATAGCGGTTATCCGGTGGACATCACGGGAAATATAGTTAGGAGAAAGTTTCTAATTGGTCGTCTAGAAACTGTAGAGGAACTCTATACTAGGATCTTTGGGAAATATGACCTTTTGTTTGTTCAGCATATAGATAATCCAAGGGGAATTATTCAACTCTTTGCTTCAAGGGATTATTTTAAGAAAAAGGTGATAATTGATATGGATGATGATTTCCTTCATATTGACTCTTGGTCTCCTGTTTATTTGGAGTATTATCCGGGTTCTCCTAAATATAGTTTTACTCTAGATTGCTTAAAGTTTGCGGATGCCCTTATTGTTTCAACCGAGCAATTAAAAAAGATCTATAACTCTTTTAATTCTAGGATCTTTGTCATACCTAATAGAATAGATTTTGATTACTGGGAATATTCTAAAAAGGTTGTAAAGGATGATATCATAAGGATTGGTTGGGCAGGTTCTATTACTCACGAGAGAGACTTAGAGGAAATAATTCAAGCTCTCAAGATAGTTATGGATTTACATCCTAGAGTCCATTTTTTATATTGTGGTTATGATTCCGATCTTTTTGATATTCTTCCAGAGGGAAGGAAGCATTTCTTTTACGGAACAGTAGGTTTCAAGAAATGGCCGAAGAGATTAGCAAAATTAGGGTTTGATATTGGTCTAGCTCCTTTGGCTAATATACCTTTCAATAAAGGAAAAAGTAATATAAAATTCTTGGAATATAGTGCCTATAAAATCCCAGGAGTTTATGCTGATTTTGAAGGTTCTCCATATAGGGAAATCGTTGTAGATGGAAAGAATGGTTTTCTTGCAAAAACTCATAAAGATTGGATCCAAAAATTATCCTCTTTGATTCTGGATAGAAGACTTAGGGAAGAATTGGGAGAGAAGGCATTTGAGACTTCTAAAGAGTATTCCATTCAAACTTCATTAGAATACTATAAAAGGGCTTTTAAGGAAGTCCTTTCGTCTTAGGAGGAGATATGACCGCTGGAGAGTTAATAAGAGAAATTAGAAGGTTTCTCTCTCAGGTAGATCCGGATAACTCCCGTTGGGGAAACGATGTTCTTCTTACTTGGTTGAATGAAGCTCAGGAAACTGTGATAGTTATGACTGGTTGTCTAACAGATGTGGTAGAAATGAATTCCGTTGTTAATCAGGAGGAATATCAACTTCCCGCTAATGCAATTACTATCAACTGGATAGAATATGATGATAAGAGGTTATCCCCGACGGATATAAGAAGTCTTCAAATCAATTTCCCTCTTTGGAGAAGTTTTGAAAGCGGAGTTCCAAGGAGCTATTATTGGGTGAGGGAGTTAGGAGGAAGAAGATATTTTGGTCTTTGGCCTAAACCCAAGGAAGTTAAAACGATTAGACTTTCTATTGTGAAAAGACCCTTAGTCCTTACAGATGAGACCTCAGTTCCGGAAATTTTAGAGGTTTATCATAGAGCTTTAAGCCCCTATGTTTGTTGGAGAGGAATGATAGAGATGGGGAAAAAGGATGAAGGTGAAAGTTTCTTAAAAGAGTTTGAGTGGAGAGTGAGACAGATTGAGGCAGGAGTAAAAATTAAGGATAACGAACAAATTGACTTCCTTTTGATGAGGGGATAATGAAAAAATATCTTTTAGGGATTAGTTTATTTTGTGTATTATTTTTTATTCCGAATCTTTCTTTGACTACGGGACTTCTTCGATTTATTCTTGAGAGTTTTGGTGGTGGATTAAATACAAGTTCCCCCCCAAATAGACTTCCAGTGAGTGTAGCCCAAGATTTAGAGAATATAGTTTTTGGAGAAGGTGATATTATTACTAAAAGACCTGGTTTTACTCTTTATGGGGAAGTTCCAGGATCTGGTCCAGTTTTAAGTGGTATAATCTATAAGGAACCTTCGGGAAGGATCTGGTATGTTTTTCATAGGTCTACTTCTGTTTGGGCCTCTTCCAGAGAAGGAGAGTGGCACAAGGTTATTGAACCTGTTTCTCCAATGTATCCTTGTGATTTCTTGGTATATCAAGGAGAATTATGGGGGATAAATCCTATTGATGGAATTTTTATATGGTCAGGAGGAACCACTCAAGGAGTATTTTATAGAGATCTACCAAGAGGACAATTTATTGAACAAGCTCATAATCAAATTTTTGTAGCAGGTATTCCAGAGGATCCTACAATAGTGAAACACTCTAGATTATCCTTAGTGGATTCTCCTAAAGTAATTGGGACTTGGCCCTGGGACTATTATTTCAGAATAGGTCACGGAGATGGAGAAGAAATAACAGGATTGAAGGTGTTTGATAATAAGGTTTTCGTTTTTAAGCCCAACTCTACTTGGGCAATTTTGGGAGAGGATATTGATAATTATATGGTTCGGAAGTATTCGGATATTTATGGGACAATATCTGATAAATCTATTTGCAGCTATGAGAATTCCCTCTTCTTTTTAGATGAGGAGGGAGTAATAGAGTTTAATGGGGCGACTTTTAGGGAAGTTTCTCAGGATATTTCGGACCAGATGAGGTTTGGAGGAGTAGGGAAGTTTTTAGTTGATTCTAAGGTGGAGTTTGATGAAGGAGTTTATGAAAACTGTTTCACCTCTTTAGCTGGGAAAGTCTATATGAGTCGCTCAGAGGCTATCTGGAATACCACTCAGGATTTTGAGTCAGGGAATTACGCAGTTTGGCGGACTACTACC